CGATGGCAACTAAACATTTTAAAATTTATGATGATTTCTGGTTGCCAGAATACACTATTGCTCAAACCTATCAATGTGCTGTTTGTAATAGTTGGTATGGAACTGACATTCATCATATAAGTAACAGGGCTCTTGGATCAAGTAAATGCAAAGATTTCATTGAAAATTTAATTTGTCTCTGTCGTTCCTGCCATACCAAATGCCATTCCGATAAAAATTATAATTTAAAAGCCAGAATAATTAACCTTGAGAATATTGCTGATAAATTAAAGGATGAACTAGATGGATAAAGGTATAAAAAAATATGATCCTCATGTGATTGCTGAAGCAAAAATGAATGCAATTATAAATTATAGAGAAGCAAAAAGAATGTTTAACTCTTTAACTAGAATTAAAGATGAAAAAGAAAAAGCAAGATATTTACATTATCGTTTTTTAACTAATGAAAAACATAGTGTTGAAGATGCGAAAGCTAAAGCAAGAATAGATCCAGAAGTAACTGAGGTTAATATTCAATTAGAAGAAGCTGAGAAACTAATGGATGAAATGTTTGCACAGCTTGATCGGATTACAACAAAATTAGAATTAATGGCAGATAGTAATGCCACAGCCAGAGCAGAAATGAAACTTGGAGGTTTCGTTACATGAAATATAAAAGAACTATCACTAAACTTTTTGATGATAAATATGCTTCTATTAAAGACTATGAGGTTGAAAAAGCTATTGAATTGGGTGGTGCTGAATTAACCTTAAAATCAAATAATAAAAAAATGTTTTTAAGTGTTGACCAGTTAAAGCAAGGATTACAAAAACCTACAAGCAAAGAGTTCAATCCAAACCCTAAATTAAACGAAACCAAACCTTTTCGGTTATGTAATTTTTATTGGCAAGAACAAAATGAAAATCAACTGGAGTTAATATGAGTAAAGAAATAATTAAAATTACTCAAAATGATGAAGGAGGAGAAAATCCTAAAACAAAGTTACCAGAAAAGCCATTATGGGAATTAATGTTTGATGATAATTCAATAAGAATTCTAGGGAAACCTAAAATGGAAGAGTATTTAAGTAAAGCCTATGAAAATACAGTTCATCATTTTATGCAAAGAAGAACAAAATTATTGGATCAAAGAATTATAATACAATGGTCAATAGTTTTTAGTGATTATTCAGATGTATTACTAAGTAGTTCAGAGCTCTGCAAAAAAATTATGATTGGGCATCAAAGAAAAGATGAAGAAAAATATAAGGAATTAGAGGAAGCTCTTGCTAAGAAAAATGCTCCTCAAAATGAAGTTTTATTTCATCCTGCAAAAACTGATCCCTACCCTCATTTAACAAAAGACAGAGAGGAATTAGACAGATTACGATTAAAAGCCATTGAGGAGGCTAAAAACGAAGAAAATAATAAAGATATTGTGCAAGGAGAATACTAATGTCAGCAGAAAGAAAACCACTAGAGCCAGTTTATTACAAGAAAGATTTGGCTAAATTATTTGGAATTTCAACAAGAACTTTACAAACGAGATTAAATGAATTAGTTATTAAAAATCCCAATTTAGATTGTTTATCTCGTACAATAGGTAAGAAACAGTTTTTTACCTACAATGACATCGAGGAGATAAAACAATTATGCTTACCATCTTCAAAAGAGACGAAAGTCCTTACTGGCAAATTAGAGGCACAGTAAAACTAGGTAGAAAAGTTAAGACTATTAACAAGTTAAGTACAGGTCGTATTAACCAAAAAGAAGCTAAAGATGAATGCGATAGAGTTAATGCTGAAATTATACGAAACTTTGAACAAGAAGATTGTATGACCTGGACTGAGTGTTTTGAGAGAATGAAAAAAAATCCTAAACATTGTCCTTCACAGCAAAGAATGTCTGTTTTTAAAAGAGTAGAAAAACTTGCAGGAGATTATGAGTTAAGAGATTTTAACGATGATTTAATATTTGAATTAGCTTACAAACAATATCCAAACTTAAAACAATGGGAAGGTAAAAAATTACGAGATCTTCCTTATGCTGAAAGACAATTAGCTTCTTCTAAGTTTGCTAGTGCTAATGCAGGAATTATATTACCTATTTCAAAAGTCTTACATTATGGAGCAAAGCAAGGATGGTGCAATGATCCAACTATTGAACACTTCGAAGTATTGAATGCTAGAGCAAAACATAAAGAAAAATTTAGTATTGAAGATGTTAGAGCCATTGAAGAAAAATGTACTGATGAAGGTATTAAATTTTTATTTATTTTTTTAATTTATGCAGGTTGTAGAATATCAGAGGCTTTAAACATGCATTGGCAAGACACCAATCCAGAAAATGATGATAGACCTATGATAGATTTAGAGCAGGATGAATTAAATATTTGGCAATTTAAAACGCAAGAATGGATTACAAAACCAATGCATCCTAAGTTAAAAGAATATTTAGAAAGAATTAATTATAGAGAAGAAAAATTATTTGAATGGGATCATTTACACGATAGACAAAATAATCCATCTGGAATTCCTACGAGATGGTGGGCAATGTGCCAACAAGCAGGAGTTAAATATAAAAATCGACATGCATGCAGACACACTCACGCAAGTTGGTTAGGTAAGAAAAATTCTTTGCAAGCATTAATGACTGCTGTTGGATGGAAGAGTTCTAAGGTTGCTCTTGGATATGTTCATACTGACAAAAAAGAAGTCAAAGATATGATAAATGGACTGCCAGAATAACCATTTTCTGACCACTCAATAAAACTATTTTAATTTTTGGCTGTTTTCTGGGGTAAAATAGGTGTATATTTTTCTTGATATACTTGGTGTCATAAGATACTAATATACCTGTAATGAGAAAAAACAAGAAAAATTGGGAAATTTTTTGCAAGAGTGGGAGAGAAAATGCAATAGTATGCGACCATTTTCCGACCACTCCTGCTCTCATTCCGACCACTAATAACAGGGAGAATAATATGGATATAATGAAATCGTTACACGAAGATCAAAATATTGCTTTTGCGATTGCAACTTTGCTTGGAAGAAGGGATTACCCAGATACAGAAACAGTAATGGCAGTTCACAATTTAACTAGAGAGCAAAGCAATACAGCTATTAGACTTGCTAAAGAATATAATAATAAAAACAAGGTGGCTCAATAATGAGCCATCTAACTAGGGAGAGTAATATGATTGTTGAAACTATGACTGAAGGCAAAAATAAATATCAAGTTGAGTTACTTAAAAATGACAACTTTAATAAAAAGTTTTTTGCTACAATTAATGATGTTGTGTATCTTATGTGTGATACCTCAACAGTTGCTTCTATAAATCAATTTGACAACAGAGTTTGTAAATTAGAAAACAATGGTTTTACTACTTGTGGTTTTCACTACGAAGCAGGTAAATTTATTTTACATTTTAAAAGAAGGGATGCTTAATTATGATTACATTTACTGATAAAGAAAGACAATTAGCACAGTATTTAATCGATGTAACTGATGGTAGTAATTCAGTTATCTTTGAAAATCCTAAACAATTAGGTTGGGATGTTGAAACTGCTAAAGGTGTTTTTGCATCTTTAGTTAAAAAAGATATTATTTTTCCAGACCATGATAATGGTATAAATACTCATGTAGTTCATTATTGGATGGTTGATGTTGAAACTGATGATGAAGGAAGATTAATAAATACTGTTGATGAATTATTAAAAGAAAAAAACAAGGTGGCTCAATAATGAGCCATCTATCAGCTTCCACTTTTGTTGATATGCCTATTATCAATAAAGATTATATTGAGATCAGACCTATTGAGTTTGCTCAAGCTAAAGAAGTTATAGGCGAATTTCATAAGCATAATATTGCACCACAAGGTCATAAGTTTTCTATGGGTATATTTAGAAAAAAATTAAACGATCATGTTGCAGGTGGAGATTATGAACAATTACATGATTGGGTAATTATAGATACTTTTGATAATGATGATGATACTTTGGAACAATATTATGATTATGAATATGGAATGGATATGGAATACAGCGATAAGTATGATGCTTATGCGTTAAATTTAGGTGGGGAATTTGTATATGCTCGACCAAAAGAAGATGATGTTTTACTTGGAGTTGCAACTATTGGTAATCCTGTTGCTCCAAGATTAATGGATGGTAAAACTTTAGAGATTACTCGTATTTGTTTTGTTGATGAAAATAATAATCCATACTTTGATAGTGAATTACCAAAGTTTAATAAGGATCATTCATCCCCAATACCATCAATGTTTGTTTCTGCTATTGTAAAAGAAGCTAAAAAGAGAGGTTATGAGAAGCTAATTACTTTTACAAGAGTTGATGAGTTTGCTAAATATTTAAAAGCAACTGGATTTAATATTGTGTTTACGCAAACTAGAATTAAAAAATGGAAGTCTAAGAATGCAGATAAGATGTATTCTAAATCTAAACCAAGTCTCAAAAATCGTTGGGAATTGAAAGTAGCTTAAAGGGAGGGTTAAATGAAAAATAGTTGGTTTGAAATAGACAAAAAAGGATTGCAACAAATTCAAAATGATAAAAATAAATTTTTTATTATTAAAGAATTAGTTAGTAATTCTTTTGATGAAGATATTAACAGATGTGTTTTAACTTTAGATTTTGATAAAGATAAAGAATTATTTGTTAATGTTCTTGATGACAGCAAAGATGGTTTTAAGGATTTAAAAGACTCTTATACTATGTTTGCTCCAAGTTATAAAAAAGGCATTGCTACTAAAAGAGGTAGATTTAATGTTGGAGAAAAATTTGCCTTATCAATGTTTAGAACAGCTTGTATTACTTCAACCACAGGCAGAGTAACTTTTTTAGAAGATGGTACTCGAAAAAAAACTTACACTAAAATTGATAAAGGTACTTTATTTATGGGTAAGTTGCCAAAAATAAATAAATCTCAATATGAAGATTTAATTAATCAATCGCAAAATATTATTCCACCTAAAGATGTAGAATTTTTAGTTAATGGAAAAGTTATAGATAGATTGCCTACTTATAAATCTTTCATTGAGGAACTTCCAAGTATCACTAAAGATGATGAAGGAAATTTGGTTAAGACTAAAAGAAAAACAGAAATTGAATTGTTTAAAACAGATGAACATTTTATTTATGAAATGGGAATTCCAGTTGTATCAACTGATATTGGTTTTTCAATTAATGTTAATCAAAAAATTCCATTAAGTAAGGATAGAGATAATGTAAGTCCAAGTTATTTGAAAAAATTAAAGACTTACATTCTTAACCATACTTCATCTGATTTAAGTGAAGAAGAAACTAAATCATCTTGGGTGCAAGAAGCATTAGAAAATGCAGATACTCATGCAGTTAAAAATGTTATTGATGTAAGATATGGAGATGATGCAGTTGTCTTTGATGTTACAGACCATGAAGCTAATAAGAAGGCTTTTGCAGATGATAAAAATGTCATAACTGGTGGCTCTTTTAATTCTCAAGTTTGGGATAACATAAGAAGAACTAGAGATGATTATGAAGATTTTGCAAAGCCAAGTGGCTCAATAGGTAAATATGCTAGTCCTAATATGAGTGGAACTAGACCTGCTGAACTTTTGGATAAATCTAAAATTACAAAAGAAATGAAACAAGTAATTTCTTTAGCGAAAAAATTACACAAACAACTTTTTAATCAAGAGTTGAATGTTGAAATTTTTAATGAAAAAGGTTTAGGTGGAAATAGATTATTAGCCACTTATTGCAAAGGTTATTCTGGATCTGATTTAAGTTTTTATTATAAAACTTTAGGTAAGGACTGGTTTAATTTACAAAATAATAAAGTTAAAATTATTGAATTAATTATCCATGAGTTTGGACATTTTTATAGTGGAGATCATTTAAGCGAAAGATATTATGATGGTCTTTGTGAGATTGGTGCTAAACTTTATTGTAAGGAATTTTAACTTAAATACTTAATATCTTTTATAACTCCTTTAGGGATGACTTGGCTACGACCAAACAGGTCATCCTTATCGTAAGTATCTTTATCAGCTAATATAACAACTAGATCTTCAGTTTCTTTATACAGCCAACCTAACGAGTCCACAGAGCAGACTTCAGATTTATCTAAATCTTCTTTTTCTATCCAAGTACCAACTGAGTTCTCGTTAGTATCAAGCCAAGTTACTAATACTATTTTCACTTTTTCTTTTTAGCTTTTTTCTTTTTTTTAGGTTGTTCTTTTTTCTTTTTAGGTGGTCTGCCTCTTTTTGATCCGTAAGTTCCCATTCCGTATGGCATATATTATCCTTTCATTTTTTTTGATATATACATATTTTTAACAAGACTTGTTTTCTTGCCAAACTTTTTGTCTGCTGATTTCTTTGCAGAACTATAACCTTTTTTACCTTTTAATTTTTTTGACTTGCCGAGACTTTTTGGTCTTGGCTTTTCCCATACTTGCTTTTTCATTTCTCCTCATGCGTAATGGTTGTTCCCATTTACCTATTGTAAATGTACCTGTTAAAACTTCTGTAATTCTTTTAAGTTCTTCCACTACCACTTGACCAAATTTGACCAATATGAGCCAGACATTTTTCCTTTTTTAATATTTTTTCCATGTCTTGCTTTGAAAGACTTTGATCTGGCTGTATTTTTTTTATCTCCAGACACACCTTGCTGACCAAAGCGAATAGTTTTTATTTTACTACCCTCTTTGGCAACAACAATGTGAGATTTTTTAGGATGCGATGGAGTTCTTTTAGGTTTATTAAAACCACTTACTCCTGCCCTTTTTAATCTTGGATCTGCCATTAATTAAATAGCACCAATTACTACGATTACGATTATCGCAACAATTCCTGCTTTTACCCAATCAGACATTCCCCAGTCTGACCAAGATTTTAAATGACTCCATAAGTCTTGTAATAATTTCATATTACCTCCTACTTAGTTAATTGATTTTTTTTCTCATAACTTCTTAGTGCCCCCATACCTAAAAGAGCCATAACTAAAGGCATTAAAGTACCCATATCTAACTCTGGTAAAGGTGCAGTTTCATAGTTAAATGTTGCTATGAAAAACATTAGGAACTGTTTTAAAACATATTCCCAAAATATTGCTAAAGCACATGACATTCCGATCAATGGTCTCCAACTTCTTTGAAGCATTCCAGAAATACCACCTGCTGTGCTTTTTGCATCAGCAAGGTTAATATCAGATTGTGCTTTATTTATTTGTGCCTCAATTTCTTTTAATTTAATTTTAGCATCATTTTTTTCTTCTTCTGAAGTGTGAAGGTTATCAATTATGCTACCAACATTTTTTACGATGTCTCCACCTAATAATTTTGTTAACATAAAATACCACCTACTTGCTGATAATAAATATACAGATTACAAAATTCTATGAGAACTAAGGCTGTAAATAGTGTTGTTATAATTATCTTCATTTTATACTCTCCAATATGTCACATAATGCAGAAACCCTGTTAGTGGCTTGATTTCGATACCACAGGCTGTTTTTTAGCTCTGCTGATGCATCTGTCCACCGACCTTCGTTTAGGTGTTCTATAGTGCGTTTAAACGATGAAAATCCTTTAGCACCTAAAACAAAGCAACATTCAATCGCTATTTCCTGTGCTTTTGGATGTAATTTATCAAAATCAGTTACTCTCTTTGCAGAGTTAAGTGCAATGTTAAAATCATACTCAAAAATCTTTTCTAAGTGTTTTTGATCGTAATGTTTATCATCATCCCACTTCTCATCAGATCTGCATAAATGCCCATAGCCAATAGTTCTTTTACCTAATGAGTCTAAATAAACTTTATTGCGATAACCTTCATGTTCTTTGATACGATCAATTAATTTTTCATGTTCCATCTTGTCTTTTCCTTGCGTAAAATTTGTAAACCTTTTTCCAGGTAAATCATGGCATCGCCTAACTCTTCCAAAGTATCGACAAACATTTCTTCTAAATCTTTGTGAGCTTGATCCATTGTATTACCAAACTTTTTTGTTCCTGCTTCAGATCTATCAGCTATTCGCTGAATTACTTTCTGAGCAATAGGATCTTCTACTGTCATATTTTACCAGTCCATTCTCCTCTATCATTGAGAGGCATTGCATATATAACTGGCTGATTATTTATTATTGCTCCTACACTAATAATTGGTCTTTTAATAAAGTTTTTTCCATATTTAAAGGCTTCTGATTTAGGATTTATAGAACTACCTACAATCATTGCAAAATTAAGTGAAGTTGGCGAACTCCAATATTCTATACTCGCCTTCGTATGTTGATGAGAACAGACATAGCTCATACCTAATTCTTTAGAACTAGATAAAACATTTGATTTAAAATGATGTGTAAAAAAAACTTTAGTTTTATTTGGAAGCTGTAAAATTAATTTATTATGCCAAGTCCATTTCCACTTTTTATTTATTTCTAATATATCGTTTATGTCTTTAAGGAATGAATTTGGTATTAAAGATTTTTCTGCTAATCGTTGAATGCGAATATCGTGATTACCCCACAAAATAGGCATAGGTGTTGGAAATATTTTTCTTAACTTTTTAATGCATTTAATAGCATTTTTAATTTCAAACTTAATGTTAGGCAACTCAGCACTATGTAAATGTTGGCTGATAGCATGAAAGTCCACTAAATCTCCACTTGCTAAAGTCATTGTTGGAGAAATATGATCTCTTAATTTTTTTATCCATTCAAAATAATTTGGATGTTGATATGGAAAATGTTGGTCGCTTAAAATAAGCAGTCGTTTTGTATTCATACAAGTCCTTTAGTAAGGATGGCTAATCCATTAATTTAAAAAATGTATAAATTGCTCCTAATACTGATCCGATAAATATGGCTGTTCTAATAGCACCTTTACCAGTTGCCATTTCTTGTTTTAATTTCATTACTTCTTGTCTGTTTTCTTTTACCTCAGATTTAATTTCATCTAAAGCCTTACAAATTTGACTATATTGTGTTTCCCAATTAGACATTTGTATTACCTATATGTGAGCCACATTGAAATATTACAGTTAATCTTCTTTCTTTTAAATCTGCATCAAGATAATTAGCTAAGTTGTTTTTTGCTAAATTACATTCTATATTATCGTTAAAGTTTAAAGGTACTTCACTTTTAAAACATAGTGTTTGATCTAACTCTCCTACATTAAGCATACAAATCATGGCAAATATTTTAAACATAGTACATTTCGTGTGTCATAAAAAAACAATATCCAAACATTAGTATTTATCCTCTATAATTTTATAAATTTTTAAGTTACCTTCTGCATCTGGTCTTAACTCTGCTTTGACTTGACCACATTCATAACGAATAACATTTGATCTATTATCTGCCAAGTTGCGTTCAGCTTGTCTTTTAGCTTTTAAACATTCTGATAATCCATTTGTCATCATGTGACCATCTAACGAGCCATTAACAAACATACAAAGACTGAAAACTGTTTCAATGACTCCCATTATTCCTCACTTTATCTTTTAATTCTTCAACATCTGTTTGCATTTTTTCCACTTGGTTTTTTAAAAAGTCTATGTTGATATTATTACTTTCAATGAATTGTATTTCTTTTTCCATTGTTTCAAACTGACCAGATAAAAACTCTAACAACATATATTGCTCTTGATCTACTGGAGTTTGTTCTGCTTTTTTTAAAAGATCAGCTTCCATGAGCTGTCTTGCAGTTTCTAATTCTGTTATTCTTTGTGTTAAATCACTATAAGCAAAAATACCAATTCCAACTGCTATAATTAAAGCAATCAGATTTCTCATTGGCATTGAAATTGCCGTGTTGTCTGATATTTTCATTTACCACAAGTACACTTTCCATCTTCGCAACAAGGATTAATCATAGTTTATCCATCTCTGTTTTTACTTTTGTCCAAGTTAATTCACTATGAGGATTAGTTGTTGTAAAACTTCCATCTACTTCCCATTCAATAGTGTTAAATGTTTCTTCGGTAACAGTATCTTGACGAAATACTAAAGGTGTGTTTGGTTTTAATGTTTGTATTGCATTAAATAATTTATCTGTATCTGTCATTATGCCAATACCTCCATAGCTGTTATTCTAGTTGCATTGTGCAACATTCTAAACCTTCCCCCAGAAACAGTATTTTTAAAAGATAATTTAAATGTTTGTTGTGAGGTGCTACTAGGCGAAACATAATAAGAAATGTTTATTCCACTTTCTTTTTGCCTAGAATCATTTCTAAATTCATCATAAGCTTGTGATCTTGTTAAATCACTATCTGACGCATTTCTAATTGTTAAATATCCTTGTGGCTCTGCTGTACTATTATTTCCAAATAAATTATAATTACCAGAAACTATTATATAAATTGAACTTGATGTTGCAGAAGGAGTAATATTTATAGTTGCTAAATCTGAATAGCTTGTAGATGTTGTTGTAACATCTGAGCCACCAATATTAGCTGTTACTAATTGTCCAATCTTACCCCCACTAAAGTTGGCATTAGGCAAAGTACCTGTAACACCTTGTGCTAAATTTAAAAAAGTTTGAGCCATTAATCAGCCTCCTGTATTATTAAATTCTCAGCATCTACTTCAGCTTGAATATCACTTGGAAGATTATCTCTGTTTTCACTCAACCATTCTTGAAATTCTTTATCTGTTCCAATGCATGACCTTTTTCCATTGCCGTATATTTTAACTTCTGGTGTATCATTTATTGTATGTACTATTGAATAACTCATAATTCTGCACTCCATGCTAAGTATGCTGTATTATTTTGTGACCTAGCTAAAGCTGATGCTCCGTTTGTAATTCCATGATTTGTTTTTTTAAAAATCACCAAAGCTCTATCAAGGTCAGTATTAGAATAAACTGGTACAACATC